CTTGGGTTAACTCTTGCTCGGGGGCAGCCAGATGGTCCCCCGGTATACGTGAGCCGGGTAGCCGTCGGCGCACCGCTTCAGGTGTGCCTCGTACGTCTGCGCTCCGCACTTGCACATGGTCACTTGCTCCCTTCCAGCTCGGTGGCCAGGTCGTGCATGAGGGTCTTCATGTGCACCAGGGCGTTGCGCACGCCGACCATGACGCGGCCCTCCGTGAAGTGGTACGCGCCGGGGCCCATGTCCTTGCCGCGGTCGGCGTACAGGAACGCGTTGTGCCCCATGGCACGCTCGTACTCCCTGTCGAGTCGAAGCAACTCGCGCTCCAGGCGCTCTTGGGTGTTGGTGGCGGTCGGCTCCAGCGACAACTCGAACGCGATGAGCGTCGCAATGTCCTTGGGGTCGGTGATCCACACGACGTGCAGGCGCGCGCCGTTCCGGTCCTCTCCGGTCCACCGGTACGACGTCTCACCGCCCTGCCGGCTGATCAGCATCTCCGTGGCCCACTCACCCGGGCTCAGGGTGCGCTGTGCGTACTGTCCCGTGCCGTACCAGACACGTCCGATGATGTGCTGCATGACTGCTGCCCCTCTCCAAAGGCAGTTGCTGCGCCGCCGATGATCAGTCGGCGGTGTGGTCCTGATCTGCAAGACCAAGGGAGCGCACCCCGGGGGTGGACGGGATGCGCTCGGCTTGGGCCGACAGGGTCAGTCGATGCTCTCCACGCGGAAGCGGTACCCGCTCGCGTGGGTAAGGTCGGTTCCAAGCGGTAGAGCTGCCAGCTCGATGGAGAAGCGCTGCGCTTCCACCTTGGATGCCCCGGTGTTGTCATGCAGGGAAACGCCCGCGAAGATCGCGGCGAGCCGCTTAGTCTTCACCGTGGTCGGGCTGGTCTTGACCGTGCCGTCAGGCAAGGTACGAACAACTCGGTATGCCATGCTCACTCACCTCCCAGCGTGAACCAGTAGGCGCCGTTGTCGATGTTCAGCACGGTGTCGCCCGTGCCGTCGCTCCACACGCACACGCTCTGCGTGGAGCCGTCCTCCTCGACGCACTGCGGTGCGGCGCCGGCCAGGAGCACCAGGAGCGTGATCAGGAAGCCCATGGTTCAGCCCTCCCGGTGTGCCACGACGCCGCGACGGTCGGCGTAGTTGAGGCTCCGGACGAAGGCGGTGATCGCGTCCACGCGCTCCGCGTACTCGATGAACTGGGGCGAGTGCGGCCATGCGTAGGAGTAGGACACGGCGAAGCGGTCCACCTCCGGGCCGTACAGATACAGCAGGGCAACGCGGTCGCCGTCCGTGGTCTCGTACCGGTTGCGTACCGTCCATTCCGTACCGGCTACGGCGGTGCTGGTGGTCTCGATGCTCATTGATCTTCCCTCTCCATGAAGATCAGGCCCCGGGGGATCAATCCCGGGGTGCTCTCATCCGTAAGAGCACGGGCACGACTCACCGCGGTGAGTCGGCCCGGCACTCCGGCGGATGCGTCAGTCCTCGCGCTTGGGCAGCGGCTTCGTCAGGTGGACGTCCTGGCTGATGTACGTGGCGCCCGCGTCGGTGAACTCGCCGCCTCCACCCACCGCACCGGGCTTCATGCCCGGCGCGAACGTCAGGGTCTTGGCGTAAGCGCGGCTGGCCCGCTCGATGCCCTTGATGTCACTGGCCGGGCCCTTGACATAAACGGCAACGATGCCGTGCCCCCGGTCCTCGGTACGGACCATGTACCCCTTGAACCCCCGCCACTCGTAGCCATCCACACGCCACGCGATGTGCTCGCCGTTGTCGGTGCCCGTCTGGTACCGCTCACGAACCTTGACGCCCGTGTGGGCGTTCTGGGCGAGCACGTAGCCCGAATCGATCACGGGGCCCGCGAACGGCACCAGCCGGTAGCGCTCGCCCGTGCCGTCAATCACGAGCACCGGAGTGCGGTCGTGGTTGCCATTGGCGTCCGTGGTGAATCCGCGCGTGACGCCCGTGCGCTCGTTGTCGCTGCTGTTCATGATCTCCCTCTCCAAGAGATCTGCCGGCATGATCAGTGCCGGTGCTCTCATCCGTAAGAGCAAGGGGGCGCACCCCGTTGGGGATGCGCCCGATGCTCTGGCGGATAAATCAGGATTCGAATGCGTCCATCTGCTCAGCGCAGTACACGCACGGCGTGACATTGAGATCCGGCGACCAGCCGACGCCCGGGTTGCAGAAGCACTCCGCTTCGCATGCCAAGCAGTCATACAGGCGCCCCGGCTCGTGCGGGTAGTCCACGTGCTTCGTGACCCACATGCCCGACCACCCGGGCACGGGTGCGCAGTCGCCGGCCTCGAAGCGATCTTCGATGTACTCTTCCAGGGCGCGCGCCGCGCGAAGCCCGTAGTCCGGGTGTTCCGCCGTGCCCTCAAAGAGGGCGTAGATCAGGGTGGAGCTGTCCCCCTCCTCGCCGGACGGGATGGCGCCGGTCGACACGAACGACTCGCAGACGCCCGGCTCGTTGTACTGCGACGCAATGGCACGCGCCGTACCGTGGTCGATGATCTCGCCCTCGCTTAGCGCGTTCAGCACACGCAGAATTGCCGTGTCATCACTCTCGAACTGCATCATGATCAGTCCCTCTCCAAGGCCGATCGGACGCCCGATGATCGGTCGGGCGTGTCCCGCTGGACTGCGGAACCAAGGGAGCACCCGGCACATGTCCGGGTGCTCGATGGCTCTTACAGGCTCAGATGATCCGGAACGCGTACGGCCCGTGATGGTCTGCGGCGGGCGTGCCGTCCCAGCGAATCCAGTAGTACGCCTCCCCCGCGTCCAACTCGATGCGCTCCAGCGTGCCCTGATAGGCGGGCGTGCCGTCGTTCTCCCAGTCCACGCGCTGGACGCGCTGTCCCACGGTGTACGTGGTGCCATCCTCGGTGTGCTGCTGTACGTCCATGATCAAATACCCCTCTCCTGGTGTGCCGGCACAACCGGCAATGATCATGATGGTTACTCATCAAGCGGGCAGGGATACCGAGCATGCGTCCAGCTCATCCCGAGCGAATGGGGTTGCACCCCTGCCCGCATGACGAGTGACGGGCAACAGACTGCCCGTCATCGTCCGTAGGGCTCTGAGTCCCTACGGAACGCCACCTGTGCCCACGGAGCTTGTCTGCGACTGAAAGCCGCGCCTGATGCTCCGCGCCATGTCCTGGCGCCCTGCCCGTGACTTGTCAGCGGCTGCTGGTCCAACGGGGCCATGCTCTGCGGTTGTGAGGTCTGTGAACAACCCGTGAAGGCGGGCACGTTCAGATTCCTCGACTCCGCCCGGTTGCTCCCGTTTCCGGTGCTCCCTTGCGGCGTGGTCCAAGACTGCGCTCTGACCACGATCGTGGTCAAGGGGTTCAGGGAAACATTCTCGAAGTTTTTTTTCGTACCCGGCTTGACCTGCACTGATGAGGGTTGCCTTAGCTCGAACGATTGTCTGTTGAGGGTTGAAGCGACCAAGATCGTGGTTGTGATGAAAGATCCTTCCACTCGTGCACGTGGTGTGGACCACTCGTCGTCACGCCATGACCACAACTGCGCCGTACCCGGGGTAACCGCAGGTCCGGACCATGGCACCAGGCATATGCCTGACGGTCGCTAACAACGTGCACTGGGCACGTTGTGACACCTGGTGCGCATGTGACGTCCCCAAGGGACGTCCTGGGCGGAAGGGGTTGCCGGGGCGAGCATGGGCTCGCCGGCCTCGCGCGCGCGCGTATGCGCGGGCACGTGCATGCGTGGGCGTGCTCTGCTCCCGGCCATCGGCCGGGGCACGTACGACGCCTGACGGCCCGTACAGGGGCGGCCGGTGAGTGCCCGGACTCCCGGTCCGGCACGAGCCTGCTGCACCCAGCAGCGTGGCGTACAGCCACGCAGCACACGCCCTGCTGCGTGCCCCATGGGCACGCGTGCTCTGCTCCCCGCAGCAGTGCGCCGAAGGCGCACAGCTCGTGCTTGCTCTATGCACCGAAGGTGCGGCTGTGCTGGGACAGGAGCACCCCATGCCTGGGGTGGGACTGTCCGCCTCGCTCGATCGAGCGAGGCCCCCTGCTGCGGCCGGAGGCCGCTGCTTTGCTGCCTCTGCTGATGCTTTGCCCTGCTTGTGCCTGCTTTGACCCCCGGGTGTTAAACCCGGGGGCCTCGCTCGATCGATGGTGTCCAACCATCGATCTCAGCTAAACCCCCCAGCATGCTGAGCCGGTCTCAGCCGGCTCTCCCTGGGCCCTTTATGGGCCCGAGCATGCAGAAGGCCCGGCTTGGGGGCCGGGCCTGCGCTGAGCTGGAGCGTTGCTGCGGACTTCGTCCGCTGCTGGCGAGAGCGGAGGGGCTTTTTCCCTCCGGTCGAGCTTCGCTGGGTCGAGCTTAGCTGATGAAAATACCCCAAAGTCAAATTTTCCCGGCGTGTCGCTTTTGTGTGTTCCTACACACTTTCATGCGCCGCTCAAACCAGGGCATTTGAGGGCCTGCTAGGACAAGCATTCCCACGGATGTACCTTCCGCCCCTGCCGGGCCCCCAGAAGGGCCCCCAGGGACGCGGGAGACGGGTATGGCGGGCAGGAAGTGGCGCAGGTCGAGGCCGTCAGCTCCCGCCGAGCCCCAGGCGGCCGTCCTGGCGGCCGGGCTCCTGGACGAGAAGCAGTGCATCCGCGTGGACGAGCAGGGCACGCCGTGCGGCAAGCCGGCGTGGAACCTGGGGTACTGCACCGACCACTGGGGCCGTTAATGGCCCGCATCGTCGCCGATCCTGACCAGCTCCCGGGCCTCAAGCCGCGGGACCGGCGCAGGTCCACGCTCTCCTCCGCGGAGAAGAAGCAGCGCATCCTCGCCGCGGTCCGCATGGGGCAGACCATCGAGGAGGGCTGCCGACAGGCCGGCGTGAGCCGCAAGACGCACGAGTACTACCGCAAGAGTGACCCGGACTACCGGGACATGATGGACCGTGCGCTGCTGGCGAAGGTGGAGGGCGCCGAGGCCGCCCGCAAGGAAGTCCCCGACTTCCCGGAGTTCTGCGAGCAGTACCTGGACACCAAGCTCTTCGCGCACCACCTCCAGTGGTACGACCTGCTGGAGGGGCGCGATCCGCGGGACCTGCATCCGGCGCAGCGGTACGTGAAGGGTGACCCTGACACGATCCTGATCAACACTCCGCCGGAGCACGCGAAGTCCACCACCATCACGGTGAACTACGTGACTTGGAGGATCGTCCAGGACCCCTCCATCCGCATCCTGCTCATCTCCAAGACGCAGTCCCTCGCCGCCAAGTTCTTGTTCTCGATCAAGCAGCGCCTTGCCGAGTCCAAGGCGTACGCCGAGCTTCAGCGGGACTTCGGCCCGCCGGGCGGCTGGAGCGAGGGGGCGTCCACTTGGACGTCCACGCAGATACGCGTGGCCGGCGTGGACTCCGGCGAGAAGGACTACACGGTCGAAGCCGTCGGCTTGGGCGGCCAGATCTACGGCACGCGTACGGACCTGGTCATCATGGATGACTGCGTGGACAACACCAACCACCAGCAGTTCGAAGCCCAGATCGACTGGATTCAGAACATCGTCGGCTCCCGCGTCGCCGACATGGGTGGGCGCATGCTGCTGGTCGGCACCCGCATGGCGACGGTGGACCTGTACTCCGAGATCCTGAAGCCCCAGTACTACTCCGACGGCGCGTCGCCGTGGACGTACCTCACCCAGCCGGCCGTCTTGCAGTTCGCTGACGACCCGAAGGACTGGGTCACGCTCTGGCCGGAGACGAACCGGCCGCCGGTCTCGAAGGCGGCCCGGAACCAGGCGATGGCGGAGGGCTGGCCCCGGGAGGGCATGTGGCCCGCCTGGCCAGGCAAGGCCCTGGCGCGCAAGCGCTCCCGCATGGCCCCGCGGAACTGGTCGATGGTCTACATGCAGGATCAGGTGGCCGATGACGCCATCTTCAAGCAGGAGGACGTGCAGGGCTGCATCGACCGGGCCCGCTACCCGGGCCGCCTGATGGACGGCCAGAGCGATCACCGCAAGTTCGGCATGGACGGCCTGCTGGTCATCGCCGGGCTCGACCCGGCCGCCGCCGGCTGCACGGCCATGGTGGTGCTGGGCCTGGATCGCCGTACCGGCCAGCGCTGGGTGCTGGACGTGGTCAACGAGCGCGGCATGCCGCCGCACAAGATGCGCAGCGAGATCAAGCGTCTCACCGAGCGGTACGGCATCACGGAGTGGCGGATCGAGAAAAACGCGTATCAGGCCAGCATCCCGCAGGACCAGGACATCAAGAGCTACCTGAACGCGCGCGGCTGCCTGATCAGCCCGCACCACACGAACACCAACAAGTGGGACCCCGACTTCGGCGTGGCGAGCATGGCCATGCTCTTTGACGGCTGGCGCGAGAAGCGCAACCTGATCCGCCTGCCGTCGCCGACGCAGTCGGAGGCCGTGAGGCAGCTCATCGAGCAGTTGTGCTCATGGTTCCCCGAGACGAAGGGGCTGACGGACATCGTCATGGCCCTGTGGTTCGCCGAGATCCGCTGCCGGGAGCTGATGGTCTCCGACTTCGGCGGCTGGCACACGAACAACTCGGAGTTCACCTCCGAGCGCGACCAGGCGGGCCAGATGGTCGTGGACATCGACTTCGCCCTGCAAGCAGGCGGGGCGGGAGCCTGGGACGGCTCCACGAACTGGTAGGAGCAGACGTGGCTTGGTACCCCGAGGCGCAGCGCATGGAGCTGCCCGAGGCCAGCACCCAGGCGGCCATCCGGCCGACGCAGTTCATCACGCACAGCATCGCCGCGCCGTGGACCGCGCGGCGGATGTACGAGTACTGGCGAGACAGCACCAACCTGGACAGCCATTTTGGTCTCGGCTACGAGGGCGACCTGGCGCAGTACATCGGTACCGAGACGAAGGCTGACGCCAACTACCGGGCCAACCTCCGACCCGACGGTACCGGCGCCGTTTCCATCGAGACCGCGTCCAACCTCCAGCACACCGACCCCTGGACCGCGGTCCAGATGGAGCGGTTGATCGAGCTGGGGGTGTGGCTCCACCAGCGGCACGGCATCCCGCTCCGGATCTGCCGCAGCGCTTCCGACCCCGGGTACGGCTACCACCGGATGTACGCGGACTGGGCCGTGAGCGGCACCGGCTGCCCCGGGGACGCTCGCGTTCGCCAGTTCCACGAAATCGTCTTCCCGGGCATCGTCGCTCGGGCCTCCAGCCAGACCCCCGCCCCCGCTCCGTCCGAGGAGGACGCCGACATGCCCCAGATGCTGAACAAGCCCAACGCGACGGACGTCCTTCTCCAGTCCGGCCAGTGGGTCTCACTGGCCTTCGAGGGGACGGCCCCTATCCACGGGCCCGGCGTCCGGCACGACACGAAGGTCAAGGTGTACTTCGACCTCGCCGCGCACCCGGACACCCGCATCGCCGGCCACTTCTTCCTGGTCGACTCCGACGGGATCAGCAACCCGAGCAACTTCCTGACGGACAACTTCAAGGGCGGCGGCGGCCACACCTTCACCTGCTCCGGCGACGTCCCCGCCGGCCGGGCGCTCCGCTTCGAGGTGTGCGCCACCTCGCCCGACGGCTCGCCCGTGAAGCTGCTGCACCGCCTGGCCGAGGGGCCGTACTGGGCGCTGTAGCCGCACTTTTCCTGTACAGGATGTACATTCCGCGCCCGGGAGGTGGTCATGGCCGATATCCAGCAGATAGCGCGCCGCGTTGAGGCGCTGCGCCGTGACGCCCAGGAGCGGGACGCCCGTCATCAGACGGTGTACGACGCGCGAGCGCAGAAGATGAACAACATCGCGCCCGGCTCGCTGCCGGACGCGTGGCCCCGGCCCATCGTGGCCAACGCGCTGGACACCGCAGCGCGGCAGCTCGCCGAGAACCTGGCGCCGCTGCCGTCCATCAACTGCGCCACGGGCGTGATGACCTCGGAGCGCTCCAAGCGCTTCGTTGCCAAGAAAACGAAGATTGCCTATGCGTACGTGGCGGACTCGAAGCTCCGCCGGCACATGCCGACCGGTGCCGACTGGTACCTGACGTACGGCGCGCTGCCGTTCGTGGTGGAGCCGGACTTCGAGGCCGGCAAGCCCCGCATCCGGCTCGACAACCCGATGAAGAGTTACGTGGAGTACGACTTGGCGGGCAATGTCCGCTCGTACACCAAGGTCTGGCGCGAGAAGGCCCGCCAGCTCGCCGCCAAGTTCCCCGAGCACGCCGCCGCCATCACGGGCGGCGATCAGCCGTATGGGCGGCAGGTGTCCGGGGACACCGAGCTGGAGCTGGTGAAGTTCTGTGACGCCAGCTCCTACGTCCTCTACATGCCGGAGCGTTCGAACCTGGTCTTGATGGTCACGCCGAACCGCTTCGGCAAGGTGCCGGTCGCGGTCGCCGAGAAACCTAAGTGGGACGACCAGCAGCGCGGCCAGTTCGATGACATCATCTGGCCGATGCTCGCCCGCAACCGCATGGCGATGCTCGGGCTCCAGGCCACCCAGCAGACCGTTCGGGCGCCGCTGGCGATCCCGACGGACGTGCAGAAGATCTCGATGGGTGATGACGCGGTCATCCGCACCAACTCGCCGGAGAAGATCCGGCGCGTGGGCACCGACATTCCCCAGGTGGCCTGGCAGCAGGAGGCCATGCTGGCCCAGGAGGTCATGCGCGGCACGCGCACCCCGGCCTCCGCCACGGGCGACGTGGACGCCAGCATCATCACCGGCCGCGGCGTGGATGCCCTGAACGGCGGTTATGACATCCAGATCGCCACGGGTCAGCTCATGATCGGCGACGCGCTGGAGCGCGCGCTGGAGCTGGCCTTCGAGATGGACGAGAAGTTCTGGCCGGACACGAAGAAGACGATCTCCGGCACCATCCAGGGCACGCCGTTCGAGGAGACGTACACCCCGGCGAAGGACATCCGGGGCAACTACAGCGTCAGCGTCTCGTACGGCTTCGCCTCGGGGATGAACCCGAACCAGGCTCTCGTCTTCCTGCTCCAGCTCCGCGGTGACCAGCTGGTTAGCCGGGACTTCGTCCAGCGCCAGCTTCCGCAGGAGATCGACGTCACGCAGATGCAGGCGGAGGTCGACAAGGAGCAGGTGACCGACGCTCTCAAGCAGGGCATCTTCGCCATGCTCTCCTCCGCCGGGATCATGGCCCAGCAGGGCATGGACCCGACCATGGTGCTCGCCCAGGCGGCTTCCATCATCGAGATGCGCGAGAAGGGCATCCCGATGCACGAGGCCGTACTGAAGGCGTTCCAGCCGGAGCCCGCGCCCACGTCCGCAGCGGCTCCGCCCGGGGCCCCCGGCGCCGAAGAGGGCGGCGCCGGGGTGCCCTTCGGGATGAATCCGACGACCGGCGCCCCGGGCGGCATCGCCCCCGGTCAGGCCGAGATGGGACCCGGCGGTAAGCCGGACCTCATGTCGATGCTCGCCGGCCTTACGGCCGGCGGCCGTCCCACCATGTCCACCAGCGTCAAGAGGAGCGTGCCGGCGTGACCGCCTGCAAGAGCTGCGGGCGCGAGCCCGAGAACGGCACCGAGACCCACTGGCTCGGGTGCGAGGTACTGCGACAGGCGGCACGGGGCTTGTCTCTTGCCAGCCAGTGCGCCAAGGACGGCTGTCGGGAGCCCCGAGCAGCCAGCAAGGGGCCCCGGCCCGCGAAGTACTGCGACGAGCACAAGACAGGGAGCAAGAAATGAGCGAGGGACTGACCGGCGACCCGTTCCACGAGGGAAGCTCAAAGCCGCTGCTGCACCTCCAGGGCACCCTGGGCGAGATCCACACCCAGCAGCCCATGAGCGGCGAGAACTCCGGCGAGACCGGGGGCAACACCACCACGCCGGACATCGCCGGATGGGCGAACACGTCCCTGGCGCCGTCCGCCGGGACTACCGGCAGCAACGACAAGAACAAGGCCCACTGAATCTGTTCGGAACGGTTTCACAGTCGTAGGCCGAACAACTTGGAGGAGTCATGGCCAGCGGTGGTTACCGCCAGCCCGGTTCCCCCGCCCCGGTCTCCGGGCCGGGGGCGCTGAGTAAGCGCACGGACGGAGGTCCGGGCCAGCCCGTGCGCGCGCCCTCGGGTGGCGCGTACGGCGAGCGTCAGGAGCTGGAACAGCTCCAGCAGTCAGCCCCCCTCTCGGCGTCGCCGGGTGGGGATGCCGGCGCCGGGATGCCCACGGACCTGACCGAAGGTCTCATCGGGCTGGACGCTCCCACGCAGATGCCGGAGGAGCCGGTCACGGCCGGCGCCGCCCTTGGTGAGGGGCCCGGCCTGGAGGCCCTGGGCCTGCCCAACCAGCCGGCCGAGGACGCGAAGCGCCTGCTTCAGTACCTGCCGGTGCTGGAGCACATGGCCAACCAGCCGGGCGCCTCGAAGGCGGCCCGGAACTTGGTACGCCAGCTCAAGGGGATGGCCTGATGGACTGGTTCAACGCGCTGGGCAACATGGCGAGGTTCTTCCCTGACGCTCCCGGCCTCGCTTTCGACTTCGCCCTGAACGGCGCCGACCCGGATCTGACCGGGTACGGCCTCGCGTACGCGCTCCAGGCCATGCCGACGTCCATCGACGTCTACCCGCCGGAGCCCACTGCCGGACTGGGGGTCTAGTGGGCATCGGCGACTGGCTGGAGGACGCGGTCTACTCCGCGGGCAACGCCATGCGCTCGGTGGAGCGGGTGATCAATCCCTTCTACGAGGACATCAGGCACGAGAAGGACAAGGACGGCAACTGGAAGCCGGTCCACGACGCCAGCAAGGACGGCCTGCTGGCTCCGGCCATGAAGCCGGTGACCAACTCGCTTGAGCAGGTCATGCACGGCATGAACTGGATCTATGACAACGCCATCAGTCAGCCGATCAGCACGTTCTTCCTGGTGTCACCGCGGAACGACGACGATGCGGGCGAGGCGTGGAGCGACGTGTTCAAGGGCAGCACCTGGGCCCAGGCGTGGCGTACCGCCGAGCACGTCTCTCCGGGCCAGGCGATGTTTGCCACGGGCAAGGAGGCGGACGAGATCCTGGAGAACGAGCTGGTGTACGCCCAGCCCGCCGCCTCCTACCTGCCGCCCGAGTGGAAGGACATGGCGCCGGACGAGCAGCAGGAGTGGCTGAAGTCCAAGGGCATGCCGGCCGTCGGCAACCGCGCCGTGGAGCAGATGCGGCAGGATCACGCCTGGTTCACCTTCGCCAGCGGCGCCGGGGACTTCGTCTTCCGGTGGTACCTCGACCCGTTCGTACTCGGGGGCAAGGGCGTGGGCGCCGCCCGCAACAAGTTCATCGTCAAGGAGCGCCCCAAGGGCGGCTGGGGCAAGGACGACATCGAGTCCATCATGGCGGACTCGACCATGGGCAAGGCCCAGGACTTCATCTGGGCCAACAAGGACAACCCGGCCCTGATCAACAACCTGTCGATGTTCCGCAAGTCAGCCCTGGGCCCCCGGGCCGGGGGCATCGTCTCCACGCTCAAGAGCCGCGAGGAAGTGGACCTTTTCCTCCGTGTCGGGCTCGGGGACGTGGAGGCCCGCGTGCTCCTGGAGCAGCGCAATGCGCTTGCCGCCCAGCGTCTTCAGCAGGACACCTCGCGCCTTTCGAAGGCGGAGCTGGCGCTGCCGCGCGTGGTCGCGCAGGGCAACACGCGAGCCGAGGCGCTGGTGCGCGACCGCATCAAGCAGCTCAACCAGCAGATCAACGCCGATGAAAACCTGGTGGCGCAGTACGACGGGATGCTTGCCCACTATCAGGAGCTGGACGCGGTCAACCTCACGCGATGGTCATTCGACCGCGCGCAGCGGCGTACGGACGCGCAGGCGCAGCACCGCACTGGCCCGGCCCTCGGGACCTCCGGCTCCCCGCAGTCGCGCCTGGGCAAGGCGCGGATCTACGGCAACGACTTCTTCGGCAACAACCTGGTGGTTGTGCGCTCCTTCAAGGAGGCGCACCCCAACGGCCTGATCGCGGTGGACGACATCCACCAGGAGGCGGTGGACGAGCTGCGGGCGCAGATCGCCCGCATCCCGGGCATCGGCCCGGACATCCGCCAGAGCATGCTGAACGACTACCTCAAGACCACCACCGAGGCGGAGCGCCTGGTGATGCTGGAGAAGGTCCAAGGCATGGGCGTGGGCAAGGTCGCGGAGAAACACGGCCTCACCTACGACGAGGGCATGGCCCTGTACCGCGAGTACCAGGCGCAGATCCTGGGCGGCCAGGACAAGCTGCGCCGGTACTCAGCTGGCGTGCACCCGGACGCCCGCGGCCCGCACGGCGAGAAGATCCACCTGGACGAGTTCGTTGACGGGCACGGCAACCTGTCGGTGCACCCCAACCTGGTGACTCGCCTGGTCAACGACCACGTCATGGTGGACCTGAAGGCGCTGGACACCACGCTCGCCCGCCACGGCAGCGCCCTCAAGGCGCTGCGCACGGCGAGCATCGGCAACAAGGACTGGCTGGTCAACTCCGCCGACTACCTCAACCACCTGTGGAAGTTCGGCACGCTCTTTCGCCTGGGCTACATCCCCCGAGTGCTGGGCGATGACCTCGCCGGCCAGGTCGCTCGGCTTGGGGCGGCAACCATGGTGCTGCGCGCCAACTATGGCGTTAAGAACCTCGCTACCAACCTGGCCCGGTGGAAGCCGGCCTCCTTCTATGAGGCCCAGGAGGCCGCAGCCAAGGAGGGCCTGAAGTACATCGATGACGAGCTGAAGGTTCTTCAGCCCAAGGCCGACCTTTTCCGTGTCAAGGTGGAGACGCGGGAGATGATCCACAAGGACGCCGTGCGGCGCGCTCGTGACCGGCACCGCCGGGCGACGAACCGGCTCAATGCCCTGCCCCCCGCGGCCACCCCTGCGCAGATCCGCGCTCACCAGCAGCTCGTGGAGAAGCACGCGGGCGAGGTCGCCCGCGCAGAGCAGCGGATGCAGACCCGCATGGCCCGTCCGCAGGCCCGCCTGGCGGACATGGACGACCAGCTGGCGAACCTCGCCGGCCAGCGGGCTGGCGCCGTTGCCGAGATCGCCGGGCTGAAGACCGCGCTCAAGCGGGGCCATCGGCAGAATTCGCAGGTCTACAAGGAGATCGAGGTGGCGCCGGGCACGGTGGTGCCCGCCGCGTTCGCCGGCAACCGCGGCGAGTACTACCAGAAGATGATCAGCAGCGACGACTCGCTGCGCACGCTCCTGTCACGCAACAAGCAGATCGTCCACGGCAACCTCCAGCGCGCCTACGGCAAGCAGGGCGTGGCGATCTCCTACCCCCAGGACCCGAAGAAGTTCGTCAGCTCCTGGGACCAGGCGATCAACCTTCAGATCATGCAGGACGAGCTGGGTCGCCTGGCGGTACAGGGCAAGTCCATCGGCGAGATGAGCGACTGGCTCACCAAGACGCCCGCGGGCCGGGCGTACCGGAAGCGCCTGGGTATCAAGCACTCACCTGCCGAGCGGATCGCCGCCTCCGTGTGGCACGAGGTGGACGAGTACCTGCCCACGCCGGAGATCCGCATGGCGGCGCTGGAAGGCAAGGCCGATGAGACCTTCCTTGCGGAGGCAGCCAAGCTCGGGCATCACCCGCTGAACGTGCACACCACCCAGCTCGCCGAGGGCCTGGGCGGCCCTTTGACTCAGGGCGTGGACCGCGTCATCGACTGGTGGTACAGGACGGCCGCCTCCATCCCGGCGGACCGGATGTCCAGGCACCCGCTGTTCAACCAGCTCTACGAGGGGCACGCCAAGATCCTGGCGTCTCAGGAGATCAAGCAGGGCGCCAAGGTCACCCAGGCGGAAGCGGACCGGATCGCCGAGACGGCCCGGCGCCTGGCGCTGAAGGACACGCGCAAGCTCGTGTTCGACATCGCGCACAGGTCAGACGCTGCGCATGCGCTCCGCTTCATCTCGCCGTTCTTCGCCGCCACTACCGAGGCGTGGCAGAGGTGGGCCCGGATCATCGCCGACCGGCCACAGACGGTCGGGTACGCGGGCGTCATTTTCAACGCGCCGATCTCCGCGGGCTGGATGCAGGACCAAGACGGCAACAAGGTGCTGCGGGACGGCACGGTGATCGACCCCATCACCGGCAAGAAGACCTTCGTACCCAAGAGCAAGCGCCTGATCATGGCGCGCGTGCCGCGGTTCGTCGTGGACGGCCCGGTGGGCAAGGCGTTCAACATGGACGGCTCGGGCCGCTGGCTCGTCAGCCAGGACAGCCTGAACATGATCACGCAGGGCGATCCCTGGTTCAACCCTGGCACGGGTCCGATTGTCAGTATCCCGGTCAATGAGTTCGTCAAGGACAAGCCGAGCATGGGTGAGCTGGCTCGCCACCTGGGTGTCCTGCCCCACGGCCCGACGGCCGGGAGCCCCCTGTTCGGCAACACGCCGCTGGGACGCGCGGCCGACTTGTCGATGCCGCAGACCATCAAGAACTTCCTGACCGCGTACGACACCAGCGACGAGCGCTACCAGCGCACGAAGCTCCAGATCATGCAGCGTGCCGCCTACGAGCACGCCAACCTGGGCAAGCCGATGCCCGATGCCCGCGAGATCGCGGACATGACCAAGCAGTACTGGCTCCAGAGCGCGGCGTGGGCGTTCGTCCAGCCGGCGGCGACGCAGCGCAGCGACAAGTACGCCTTCTACCGGGACCAGTACAACAACCTGCGCCGCAAGGACCCCATGACGGCTGACCAGGAGTTCCTGGACCGCTTTGGGGAGTCGTACTTCATCTTCGCCCAGGCCACCAGCAAGAACAAGATCGGCGCCGAGGCGACGAAGCAGGCCGTGGAGCTGTCCAAGCGGTACGAGGAGCTGCTGGCGAAGAACCCCGAGCTGGGCGCGCTCATCATCGGCCCGGAGGGCAATGGCCCCTTCTCGCCGGAGGCGTACACGTACCAGCTCACGCACCCGCTCGTGCCGGGTGGCAGCGAGATGCAGCGGACGAAGCTGTCCGCCGAGGAGGCGATGCTGGAGAACCAGCGGAGGCTCGGGTGGGCGAAGTACACGCAGATGCAGAATTTCATTAAGTCCAAGCTGGAGAGCGCTGGGTACCAGCACTTTGACGACCCCGGTGCAGAGCAGTTCAAGAGGATGAAGGACGCCGTTGCCGAGCTGATGAGCACCCCCGTGTTGCCGGGCGATGTAGAGAATGAGTACTACAACGAGGAATGGGCCAAGGACTTCTACTCCTTCGACCCGAAGAAGTACGAGAGGCTGATCCCCGCTCTTACCGAGGTGGCGCACTCGGACATGGCGAAGGACCCCAATCGGTCCGATCTCCGGACACTTCAGCTCTACCTGGCCGGGCGACAGGTGGTCGTCAAGGAGCTTGAGCGCCGCTACAAGGAGCGCTCCGCCGCCCTGAAGGCTCGCGGCCTCAAGGGCGTCGCGGCAAAGAGTCTCACGGCCAAGAAGAACCGGGATCTACGGGACAATTGGGTCAGGTTCGTGGACGACCTCACCGAGCGGGACACCCGCTTCGGCGACCTCCACAGCCGGTACCTGCACCGGGACCTGAGTGTGGACGTGGACGAGCTTGCCGACCTGCTGGGCGACGCTCTGGATGAGGAGGCGGCCTGATGGCCATCAGTGCGGCGGGGCCGGACCCCGGCATGGTGAAGGCCCTGGAGGGCCTGCTGTCCGCTGGCGGCTCGTCAGCGGGCGCCGAGGGGCGCGTCTACATGGGCAGCCAGCAGAAGGTGAAGCGGAAGAGCGGTCCGGCGGACGCCTACGTCCGCACGACGTCGGACAGGTGGCTGTCCAGCGACGAAGCCATGGCGGAGTTCTACCGCTGGGACGACAAGAAGCGCCGGGACCTCCTGGCGCAGTTCATCGTGGGCGGGCTCCTGCCCGTCGGCTCGGGCGTCATCGAGGCCCAGGAGGGCTGGCGCAAGCTGGTGGAGGCCGCCGGTAAGTTCGGCGCCGTCGGCCAGAAGGTGACCCCGTTCGATCTGCTCAGCGGCTACGTCAAGGCGGCCGGCGGAGCCGGCAAGGATGCCTGGCGCCAGCAGGGCGCCTTTGAGGTCAACATGGTGACCGGCGAGCGGCGGTACGCCGGCCCCGGCGTGTACCTGGGCAACGGCATGGCCCAGCAGACCGACACGCGCACGGACCTGACCGACCCGGCCACGGCTCGCGCCATCGCCACCAAGCTCTTCCAGGACATGATGGGCCGCGACCCGGGAGCGGGCGAGCTGTCCGCCTTCGCCACGGCGCTGCACACCGCCGAGGAAGCGAACCCGGTCACGCAGACCACGACCACCCAGTACAACCTGGAGACCGGCCAGCAGGTCAGCCAGGACACCCAGTCCTCCGGCGGCATGACCGCGGAGGGGCGTGCCCAGATCGGCGAGCAGCAGATCAAGGGCAAGAAGGAGTACGGGGTCAACCAGGCTGTCACCACCTACCAGGGCGCGCTGGAGAACCTGGTCTTCGGAAGCCCGGGGTAAGCCATGGCACGCGGTGAAGACATAGTCGAGCTGGCTCGCAAGAGCCTGGGCGTCCAGTACGTCTGGGGCGGCAACGACCTCCAGAACGGCATCGACTGCTCGGGCCTGGTGCAGCAGGTGTACCGGCGGTACGGGATCGAGCTGCCCCGCGTGACCTACGACCAGATCAACATCGGGCACAGCGTGCAGCCCGACAAGCTGCGCCCCGGCGATCTCGTGTTCTTTGACACCGACCGCAAGCGGTCGGGCCCCGACCACGTGGGGATCTACATGGGCGGGGGCAAGTTCATCCATGCCCCGCGCCCCGGCTCACCGGTGAAGATCAGCTCTCTGTCTGAGGGCTACTACATGGACCGCTGGATGGGCGGCCGGCGTGTGCCGGGCGTCGCCGCCGATGCGTCCTCGGGTGGCAGCGAGGTTCCGCAGGCCGCACTGCGGCTCGATGCCAGCGAGCTGGCGGAGACCTACGGCATGTCGTACGCGTTCTTCAAGAGCCAGCCCGAGCTGTGGACGATGCTCAACGGCGCCGTCGCCGAGCAGTGGACGCCCGAGAAGTTCCAGGCGGAGGTCAAGAACTCCACGTGGTGGAAGAAGAACAGCGCCACTGTCCGTCAGGCCCAGGTGCTGGAGAAGACCGACCCCGCCACCTACCAGGCGACCATGGAGGCCGCTCGGGTCCAGGCCCGGCAGCTCGCCGTCAAGGCAGGTGCCCTGATGAGCGAGAAGAACATCCAGAACCTTGCTCGCAACATGGTCTACTACAACTGGGGCAAGGAGCAGGTACTGGCCTACGTGGGTCAGTACATCAAGTTCGGCAAGGATAACGTCCTTGGCGGTATGGCCGGCCAGGCGGCCCGCGAGATCAAACGCGAGGCGTACACCCTGGGCGTGCAGGTCTCGGAGCAGAGCCTGCTGAACAACGCGCAGTACCTGGTGCGCGGCGTGACGACCATGGAGAAGATCCAGGCGAGTCTGCGCGAGCAGGCGGCCGGGCTCTACCCGGCCTTCGCGGACCAGATCAACGCGGGAGCCAGCGTCCAGGAGCTGGCGGAGCCGTACCGCCAGGTGATGGCGCAGGAGCTGCAACTGCCTGACACGGACATCGACGTGTTCTCGCCGAAGATCAAGCAGGCCCTGAATCGGATGGGCTCGGACGGCAAGCCCAGTCCGATGTCGCTCCAAGAGTTCACGGACGCGGTCCGCAGCGACCCGCAGTGGCGCCGCACTACGTCGGCGGCAGACAAGGCGGTCGGCATCGGCCGCCAGGTGCTCGCACAGATGGGACTGGCCTGACATGGCGATCACCTTCGAGGCGTTCCTGTGGGCGCTGACACAGCAGGAGTCCGGCGGCAACTATCGTGCCGTCGGCGTCTGGGTGGGCGGAGACCGCGCCTACGGGCGCTATCAGGTCATGGGCGCCAACGTGGGCCCGTGGACCGCCAAGTACTACGGCAGGCGACTGACGCCCCAGGAGTTCCTGCGGAACAACGCGGCGCAGGATGCCGTCGTGCGGGGTGTGCTGGGCGGCTACGTCAAGAAGTACGGCTACCGCGGCGCCGCGAGCGCCTGGTACAGCGGCAACCCGAACCTGCACAACTCGACCCGGGCGCAGCCGGGCGGGCCCTCCATCAAGGGCTACGTGGACTCGGTGATGAGCCGGGCCGGCACGTACACCGGCACGGGCAGCGTCACGGGTGGCGGAGGTACGGGCGCCGCTTACGCGGGCGGGGGCTCGGTGACGCCGCGGCTGGACAATGACGAGCTGGCGGAGCAGTACGGCCTGTCGGCCGCGCTCATCAACAGCTCGGCGGAGCTGAAGAGCCTGTTCAAGCAAGCCGTATCGGGCTCCTGGAGCGCCGCCAAGTTCCAGTCCAAGCTGAAGAACACCAAGTGGTGGTCGACGCAGAGCGCGACGCTCCGCAAGTACATCACGCTCAAGTTCACCGACCCGGCGACGTGGACGCAGAACCGCAAAGAAGCGGCCCACAAGCTCAACGCCATCGCTGTCCAGATCGGCCTGGGCAACCAGCTTAAGCCGGGCAGTTTCCCCACGAAGCTGCTGGACAGCGCCATCTACTACTCGCTGGCGATGGGCTGGAGCGACCAGCGCATCAAGGACTGGTTCGGCGCCCGCGTTGATCTCAACGGCGACTTCGTCGGCGGCGAGGCCGGCGAGGTCTGGGACAAGCTCCACGAGCTGACGTACCTCAACGGCATGAAGTTCTCCACGACCTGGATGAAGAACAACACGCGCTCCGTCATCGCGGGCAAGTCGACCGTAGAGACGCTGGAGGCGTACATCCGCAAGACCGCTGCCGCGCAGTACAGCGCGTACGCGGAGCAGATCAAGGCGGGCATGAACGTGCTCGACCTGGCCGCCCCCTACATCCAGTCGGCGGCCACCATCCTGGAGTTGCCGCAGAGCGACGTGGACCTGTTCAATCCGCACGTCGCCAAGGCGATGACGGCGAAGCCGGGGCTGGACCAGCCCAAGGGCAGCGGCGCCCAGATGCCGCTGTGGCAGTTCGAGAACGAGCTGCGGAATGACCCGCTGTGGCGGAAGACCAACAACGCCCGGGAGAGCATGATGAGCGTCGCTCGTCAGGTCGCCCGTGACTTCGGATTGGCCTACTGATGACGACACCGCAGTACATCCCCGAGGAGTTCCAGGACGAGCTGGACCTGCCCATGCCGGGGCAGCTCAACCAGGCTGAGATCAACCGGCGTGAGTCCGACGTGGCACGCCACCAGCGCAAGATCGCCAACGCTGAAATCGCCATACGCAACTTCGAGGCGCAGCTCAAGCAGGGCACGCTTTCGCCGAAGCGACGCTTGGAGATCCAGCGCCGGCTGAACGTCACCCGCAAGACGCTGGAGACGGCGAAGGTCGACGTTGGCCGTGCTCAGAACCTGGCCTATGAGGCCAAGGGCGAGTACGACAAGCTCCTTGCCGGCGACAACCGGGACGCCTTCTTGGCCCTGAAGGGGATTTTCGGCCAGTACGGGCTCGACTCCCTGGCCGGCAAGATCTTCGAGTACGTGAAGCAGGGCTACGGCGCCGAGACGATCGGCATGCTGCTCCAGGACACCAAGGAGTACAAGGAGCGCTTCGCCGCCAACGAGATGCGCAAGAAGGCCGGCCTGCCGGTGCTGAGCCCGGCGGAGTACCTGTCCGCCGAGGCGTCGTACCGCCAGATCTTGGACAGCGCGGGAATGCCCAAGGGGTTCTACGACAACCCTGCGGACTTCCAGCGGTGGATCGCCGGGGACGTCTCCCCGGCTGAGATCAAGAGCCGCGTGGACATGGCCGCCGAGGCCGTGAACAAGGTCGACCCGAGCTATCGCGGCGCCCTGTTCCAGATGTATGGCATCGGCGAGCACGAGATGACCGCGTACTTCCTGGACCGCAAGCGCGCGGAGCCGGTGCTGCGCAAGCAGGCCGCAGCGGCGGCCATCGGCGCCGCGGCACTGCGGCGCGGCTTCGGCATGTCCGTCCTGGACTTTGAGTCGTACGCCTCCCTGGGCATCACCTCGCAGGAGGCCGAGGCGGCGTACGGCCGCATCGCTGACAGCTTCGAGGGCATGCTGGGCCTGGCGAAGCGCTATGGCACGACCTGGACGCAGCGCGAGGCGGAGGCGGAAGTTTTCAAGCCCGGCGCAGACAGCAAGGTCTGGGGCTCGGAGAACGCCTTCGAGAAGTCCAAGCGCCTCAAGTCCCAGGAGCGGGCGGCCTTCGCCGGAGGTCGCGGCAGCTCCACGCAGGGTCTTTCTGCGGGGTATCGTCAGACGTAGCGGCAAGGGCGCGGAGTCCCGGTATCAGTATCCAGGCGTGACCGGGTGAGGTGCGCAGTCGCCAACACGCTGGGCGCGCTGTCTTCGGCGCGACTAGACCGGTTCGAATCCGGACCGCCCTTGCTTTGATCGCCCTAGCCCCTGGTTCTCGCCGGGGGCTTTGTGCTGCCCGCTAGCAATAGTGATAGCACTTTTCTGCTAGCGCATGTACATTCCCGCGCCGACGGACCGACCGGCCCCGTCCTCGGATAAGGCCGGTAGCGGAGCGCGAATCCCCGCCCCGGGGGAGGAGCAGGCCGCGAAGCGAATGGGAGATGGCAATGAGCGAGTACAGCTTCGGCAATGACACCCCCGACTTCGAGTCGGACCTGGGTGAGGCAGGCGCCAGTCAGGGACCCAAGTGGTTCCGCGAGGGACTGGACAAGCTCTCCAGCCAGGTACAGGAGCTGAAGGCGGAGAACGAGCGCCTGAAGGCCCAGCAGGTCAAGGACGAGGTTGCGAACGCGCTCAAGGCCAAGGGCTACGCCCCGGCAGCCGCAGGGCTGTACACGGGCACGCCCGACAAGCTGGACGACTGGCTGACCGCCAATGGCGGCGCTCTGGCCCGTCTCGCCCCCGAGGGCGAGCAGCAGGGCGAGCTGGCCCCTTCCGGGCCGCCGGCCTCCACCGTTCCGGCTGAAGGTCAGGAGCAGATGCAGCGAATGATGGAGCAGGGCACGCAGAACGTCGCCCCGCCCCAGGGCTCGGACAAGGAGATTGCTGCGGCGCTGGACGCCGCGAAGACTCCCGAGGAGTTCGCCCAGATCATGCGTGCGCACGGCTCCCAGTTCACCTGGGGCTAAGACCTCCTGACCTCTCCCCGTCACTTCAACGCCCGCATCAGCGGGGGGTGAGAGGCCATGGCCAACGCGTACACCGACACCAGTGCAATGTCCAACGCGGTACAGACCGCGTATGACAAGACCTTCGGCTTCGCGCTGCGATCGCAGCCGATGTTCCGCGCCGTCGCCACCAAGCGACCGCACAACCTGACCGCTCCCGGTCAGTCGATCGTCCTGGAGAAGTACTCCGACCTGGCGACCGCTACCACGGCGCTCACGGAGACCACCGACCCCGACTCGGTGGCCCTGGGCAACCCGAACACGGTCACGCTGACGATCAACGAGTACGGCAACGTGGTCCTGCGGACCAGGAAGCTCCACCTGGTCTCGCTGACCGACGTGGACCCGGCCATCGCGAACATGATCGCGTACAACGCGGCCGACTCGATGGACGTCGTCGTGCAGACGGAGATGCGCTCCGGCACCCACGTCATCCAGCGCAAGGCCGGCAACGTCTCGTACGTCACCAGCGGCACCGTCTCCTCCCCGGTGGGCACGACCATGACGGCCACCGACACGTACACCTCTGCCATCGCTCGCCTGGCCGTGGCCAAGCTCCGCGCCAACAAGGCGGTGCCGATCCGGGGCAACCTGTTCTGGGCTGCGATCCACCCGGAGGTCTCCCACGACCTCCGCGCCGAGACCGGCGCTGCCGCCTGGCGCGACCCGCACAACTACTCGGCAGCCGGCAACATCTGGGCCGGCGAGATCGGCCAGTACGAGGGCGCCTTTTACGTCGAGAGCCCCCGCTGCTACAACGCGGTGGACGCCGGTACCGGTGACAACACCGTCCGCCGGTTCCGCACGTACTACGCGGGCCAGGAGGCGCTGGCGGAGGCCATCGCCGAGGAGTTCCACGTCGTCGCGGGTCCCATCGTGGACAAGCTCGGGCGCTTCCGTCCGCTCGGCTGGTACGGCATGGGCGGCTGGAAGATCTACCGCAACGAGGCGCTGATCCGCGCCGAGACGTCGTCCTCGATTAACTCCAGCTGAGATGGCTGAGTGGACGTTCCGGACCCCATCGGTTGATGAGGGTCCGGCCGTCCCGGGCAGCAGGCTCATGCGGTTCTACAAGCTCGCTCGCGGGATCACCATCTTCAACCGCAGCGGCACGTATGTCGCGGTGCGCTACCCGACTGAGGACGAGATCGCAGCGGCAACGGTCGCGTACATCGGCGGCCATGAGTACGTCGTGGACGACGACACCAAGGCCGCCCTGATAGCGGGCGGCGTCAGCGTCACGGAAGCCAACTTCACCGCCTTGTGAGGGCGACATGGACAACTGCCAGCCGACCACCCAGGGCGGCAACAGCACCATTACCAACGGCAACGAGCAGGACTGCCTGGACCACTGCGTGCAGATCCCGGTGCGCACCGAGGGTGCGCAGGATGGGGAGCTGCACTGATGTGCCGCACCGGCTGCCCGACGCAGGACCACGCCACGTGGGGCGAGTGCGCCCGCGCGGCCAACATGCGCGTCGCCTACTGCGGCATCGGCGGCGGTGACGCCACCGAGCAGAAGCGCTGGGACAGCGACCTGGCCCTGTACCGCTCCGCACGGGCGCAGGGCATTCAGCCCGACGGGACCACCCGGCCCAAGGTCATGGCGGCTCTGAAGGCCAGCGAGCAGGCCGGGGCCGCCTACGGGCACGACTTCTCCGCCGCCGCACCCATGCCCGAGGCGTCCTGACATGCCGACCTTCGATCAGCTCGTTACGCGGGTCCGGCAGGAGCTGCGCGGCTTCACGCTGGACCAGGAGTCCATGTCCGAGCTGGCAGCTCCCATGGACGCGGATGACACGTCTTTCACCGTGGACACCGCCACGGCGGAGCGGGTCTCCCGGGGTCTGTGCGAGATCGATGACGAGCTGATCCTGGTCAAGTCGGTGGACATGACCAGCGGGCAGGTGGCTGTCCTGGGCCTGACCAACGGACGTGGCCGCGAGGGCACCACGGCCACGAGTCACGCTGCGAACGCTCTCGTCACGAGCGCGCCGGCCTTCCCACGGCAGACCATCAAGGACCGCATCAACGACGCCATCACGGGCCTGTACCCGTCGCTGGAGATCTTCGCCACGACGGACTTCGCGTACAACGCCGCCCAGGTCGAGTACCCGCTGCCCGCGGCGGCGCGGGGCGTCTGGTACGTGGTGGGCCGCTGGGTCGGCCCGGAGAAGGTCTCCGCACCCATGCCCAACTGGCGGTACAACCCGCAGGCGTACACCTCCGACTTCCCCACGGGTAAGTCCATCCAGCTTTTCGACGGCGTCACGCCCGGACAGAACATCAGGGTCGTCTACACCAAGCCGCCGGCCACCCTGTCCGCCGGCAGCGACGACTTCGAGACGGTCACCGGCTACCCCGAGCGGGTGGCCGATCTGGTCGTCTGGGACGCCTGCAAGCGACTCCTGCCCGGCGTGCTCTCCGCACGCCTCCAGCAGTCCTCCGTGGAGTCCACGGAGCGGGCCCAGCTCGTGTCCACGCGGGACGTCCAGCAGGCCGTGCAGACCTACGCGGCGCTGTACGCCGAAGGGCTCCAGCGCGAGCGTGACAGGCAGTTCGCCGAGACGCCGAACTACGCCACCTTCCAGGGGAGCTGACCGTGGCGAACGCATACTTCTACTCGAACCTGGCCCAGCAGACGACCCTGTCGGGGTCCGTCTCTGCCGGCGCTACCTCCATCGGCGTGGGCGCCACCACCGGGTTTCCCGGGTCCTTCCCGTACGTGCTGGCGCTCGACTACGGCGGCGCCACAGAGGAGCTGGTCGTGGTCACCGCGGCGGCGGGTACCACGCTCACCGTCACGCGAGGGCACAGCGGCACCAGCGCCCAGAGCCACAGCCTGGGCGCCGTGGTGCGCCACGTGTACCACGCTGGCGACGCGACGGACTTTCGCACGCATGAGGCTGCCGCCTCGGGTGTGCACGGCGTCACGGGCGACCTGGTGGGCGCCACCATGACGCAGACGCTCACGAACAAGACGCTCACCAGCCCGACGATCAACAACGCCGCGTACGCCAACGGCGGCAGCATGGCGGGCACCTTCTCCGGCACGCCGACCTTCAGCGGCGCGGGCACCACCTCCGGCGCCTGGAACTTCACCGGGGCGCCGGTCTTCACCGGCAACCCCGTCTTCCAGGGCGCTGCTGCCGCCACGGTGGCCTCCAGCCACCGAATTTCCGGCGACTCCACGCCGCGCCTCCAGGTGCGCGCCGATGGCCAGCTCCAGTGGGGGCCGGGCAATGCCGCGGCCGACACGATCCTGTACCGCGAGGCGGCCAGCGTCCTGGGCACGGAGGACGCCCTGCGCTTCACCCGGTCCGCGGCCGGGGACGACGTGCTCCAGACCCGCGTTTCCGGCGACGCCGGCATCAGGTACCTGCTGGAAGCCAACGGCACCATAGCCTGGGGCGACGGCTCGTCGTTCACCCTGGACACCAACCTGTACCGCAGTGCGGCGAACACGCTCAAGACGGACGACAACCTGCACGTGGCGCAGAATCTCGTGGTCACGGGCGATCTAACGGCCGCCAACGTCCCGGCCTTCGCCACCGGCTCGACCACCTTCAACTTCAGCGCCACGTCCCAGGTGGACGTCGCCGTCTCCTTCCCCGCCAGCCGCTTCTCCGCCGCACCCAAGGTCGTGGCCACGCTCACGAGCCTGCCGGCCGGCTCGTCGGCGCTCATCGTCCGCGCCAGCGCGGTGACGGCCAGCGGCATGACGCTGCGCTGCAACGACACGGGCGGCGCCAGCCGCACCCTGGCCATCACGTGCGACTGGGTCGCGGTAGAGGAGTAAGCCTGTGGCTGGCATCGTCTCCCGCCTGCCCTTCGCCCTGTCGGGGCGCACGGCCACCACGTCCTCCAGCTACGCCCTGGATGGCGTGCAGTACGACGTTGCCCTGGCGGGCATGCCGTGGCTGCTGAAGGTTGACAACGAGCACGTGATGACCCGGGGCGGAGCCCCGGTCCGCAAGGAGCAGATCGACCAGCAGCAGATCCCCGGCGAGCAGTCGCTGGCCGGATGGTGGCTACGCTCGCAGCAGTCCTTCATCGGCGGGGCCGGGCTCCTCTACCAGGACCCGGCCTCCGACAACCAGTACGCCATCCGCTTCGGCGAGTCCGTGGGCGTGAACCCGTGGGTGAACGGCCAGCTCACCCTGCTCCGCGAGACCTCCCAGCGCATCGCCGACGGCACCGCGGACAAGCACCACCTGGTGGGCTGGAACGACGGCACGGACCGCTACTGGTCCGCGGTCGGCAACGTGCTCAAGTCCGACACAGGCAGCGCCACCACCACCATCACGTGGGGCGGCGCCAACACCATCAGGAGCCTGACGAGCGACGGCACGAACTACTACGCCGCCGACAACGTCGGCATCTACCGCGGCGCCGGCAACGGCGCCGGAGCGCTGCTGTGGAACACCGGCTCTGCCAACACCGTGGTGCGCTGGGCCAAGGGCCGCCTGATGGCGGGCATCGGTGCGTCGGTGTACGAGCTGGCCGTAGGCGGCCCGGCCCTGCCGGTCGCCAAGTTCACGCACCTCAACTCGGCGTGGGTCTGGACGGACATCGCCGAGGGCACCAACGCCATCTACGCATCCGGCTACGCCGGCAGCCAGTCGGACATCTACAAGTTCGTGCTGGACACGAGCGGCAACGTGCCCACCCTGGCGAGCGGCGGCGTCCTCGCCGCCCAGCTCCCCCGCGGAGAGGTCGTCTACTCGATGACGACCTATCTCGGCGCCTTCGTCGGCATCGGCACCTCCCGCGGCTTCCGCGTCGGCGAGATCGATGACAACGGCGACCTCAGGTACGGCCCGCTGCTCATCGAGAACAGCAACGGCGTCAAGGCCGTGGCCGCCTATGACCGGTTCTTCTTCGTCGGGGCGACGAACGCCATCGACGGCTCCAGCGGCCTGTACCGGGTGGACCTGGGCCAGCCGATCCAGGACAACGGGGTGACCCCGTCGGTGCGGTACGCGTACGCCACGGACCTCCAGGCACACGTCACTGGCGAGGTCTGCGCGGTGACGAACTTCGGCACCTCGAACCGCATGGTCCTGGCGGTGGTGGGCCAGGGCTCCTATCTGGAGTCCGCCACGGTCAAGGAGTCGAGCGGCTACCTGAAGACGGGCAGGGTGCGCTACAACACCCTGGAGAAGAAGATCTACAAGTTCATCAGCGTGAAGACACCCGGGAGCCTCATGGGCTCCGTGGCCGTCTCCGCCATCGACCCCGGAGGGGCCGACACCTCCATCATCACCGTCTCCCAGGGCTCGTCCCTGGCCATCGAGGACGTGGTCATGACCGCGCCCACGACCGCGGTCGAGTGGGTACAGCTCAAGATCTCGCTCACCCGCTCCAGCACCGACACCACCCAGGGCGGTGAGGTCAACGGCTGGCAGCTCAAGGCCATGCCGGGCGCCATCCGTCAGCGGATCTTCACGCTGCCGCTGCTCTGCTTCGACCGGGAGAAGGACCGCTCCGGCCAGACGGTCGGCCGGGAAGGGCGCTCCCTGGCCCGCCTGGAGGCGTTCGAGCAGCACTTCGCCCGGGGTGACGCGGTCACCCTCCAGAACCTGCGCAGCGGCACGTCATATCTGGTGGTCATCGATGACTACCGCTTCGAGCAGAAGACCTCACCGAACGCCAACGACAGCTCCACAGGCGGAGTCCTGTGGGTGGAGCTGCGGACCATCGCGGATGTGATCACGTCATGACCTGGCCCCCCGAGCGCGTCATCATCGCCCCCGCCAACGACTCCGAGCGCGAGTCCATCCGCGTCGTGCAGCGGGCGCTCCTGCTGGACGAGACGGGCGAGATGGATGACGCCACCAAGGCCCATCTGCGGGCCTTGCAGCAGTACTCAAAGCTCCCGGTGACAGGCGTCCTGGACCGGGCCACAGCCGAGGCGCTGGACCGCCTCCGGCCCCCATCACTGAGGGAGTAGACATGGAACTGAAGCAGTACCTGGACATCGCGGAGCGCTCCGGCTGGACCGGCGCCGAGACAGCCCTGGCCGTCGCCGTGACCTCGCTCGCCGAGGTGCCCGTCTGGTGGGCAGCGCCCCTGGCGCTGGTCCTGGCCGCCCTGAAGTCCTGGGTGGTCAACAAGCGCAAGGCGGCTGCGTGAACGACGAGACAGGAGCGGTGGCGGTAGCCCTGGCGGACCTCAGAGGCGCCGTGAATGAGGGTTTCGCCAAGCTGAACGGCAGGCTGGACACCTCGCTCCAGCGCACTGCCACGGTCGAGCGCGAGCTGGGCGAGCTGAAGGTGAAGTTCACCGCCTTGCAGGCCCAGGTCTGGAAGCTGAGTATGGCCGCTGCGGCCGTCGGCACGGCCGGCAGTGCCGGGGTCTTCCAGCTCATGCAGTAATTCGCTACTCTGTTCGAGGCAGCACGCCGAAAGGTGGGCAAACGCAAGAAAAGCCCCCGGCCCGAAGGCCGGGGGCTTCTGCGTGCTCCGAGAGAGGTGGGCCGGGGATCAGCCGGCCCGGACGGAGCAGCTTCCCTATGGAGAGGGAGCTGCCATTCTCTCATGCCGGGGTGACCGTGCCTACGTCCGCCTCGGTAATGGAGATCGTCGGCGTGAAGGTGCGCACCTCCTTGCGGGTGTACTTCACGACGGTCAGGCGCTCGTTGCACTCCGGAGCAAGGAGCCTGGCTGCCTGCGCGGCAGCCTCCTTGTTCGGGTACTCCTTGCTGTCGACCCAGGCGCCGTTCGGCTTCTCGATCGTGAACCACTCGCGGTCAGCGGCCATCGCTGCCCTCCTTCTCCGGGTCGATCAGATCGGCGACATGATCCGCTGCCGCAAGCTCCAGCGAGGTCACCCAGTGCTGGCCTCGCGCCCATCGCCGCTGCTTCTCCGCCAGCTCGTGGGCGAAGGCGTCAAGCAGGGCATTGGCCGCGTCGGCGTTCATGTTGTGGTCGCCGTTGCAATTGCGCTTGGGCCACATGAGGGCACTGTACGCAGCGCTGCGGGCGGGGTTCTCCGTCACGCGTCCTCCCCGGGCTTCACGATCTCCACCTGACCCTCCCAGTGCTCCGGCGGCTTAGGAGGGCCGTAGACGGCCGCCCAGCCATTCGTGGGCTGCGGGGCAGCAGCGACGTTCAGCGTCGCCCCGGCGGGGCGCGGCAGTGCCTCCAGGTACTTCTGCACAGCCCGCCCCGTCTCACTGCCGCCCTCTACCAGGGCGATGACCCGCTTGAGCTTGCGCAGCGCGGACTCCTCGGAGTCCTCCGCCGTGAGGGACACGACGGACTCAACCTCGCCGTCGGTCCACTCGAAACGGACCTTGTCCTTGAACATCTTCATGGACAGCGTCATGCCGACACCTCCGGGTCGATGAGGTCGGCTGCGAACATCTGCCCACTGGTGTACGGGCTGCCCGTCGTGATGCCGGGCGGCACTGCCGATCGGATCTGCTTTGCCAGCCGCCGGGCATGCTCCGTCTTCACCTCGACCAGGGCGGCGCTGCACAGCTCCAGGAACTCGTCCGAGCCGTCCCAGCTCACCAGCCGCGCCCAGGCGCTCATGCCGCATCCCCCATGGCGTGCTCCAGCTCGGAGTCCAGGAACGCCTTGATGTCCTTGCGGCTGTGCTCGTGCTCGCGGTCCTCGATCAGCTCCGCCAGCGCGATGCGGATGTGCTGGCGGGCGTTGGTCTCGTTCTCGGTGTCAGCCATCGCTGTTCTCCGTTCGTACGGGCTGGACGCGCGTGATGCCGAGCACCTGGAGCCCGGGGTGCTCGATGATGAGGCGGCCGTCCACGGCCTCCGCCCTGGCGTCGCCGGGCAGCAGCACCTCGTAGGCGTGGCCCCCGGCGCTGTACGCCACGGCGTACGGGGGACGGCGCTCGGGCTGGGGCGGGACGTCGGCCTTCACCGCCTCCTCGTACGCCGCACAGGCGTCCCAGGGGTGCGCGCCTCCGCAGTGGGCGCAGGCGGTCTCCGGCTCGACGCAGCCACAGACCAGGCGTTGGTCTGGAGGCGGGGGCGAGGGCTCCTCGCCCAGCATCTGGCGAGTCACTTCCTTCGCCAGCTCGCCCTGCTGTTCCTTGGTCAAGCAGGACGGCCAGCGGCACTTCGGCGGCTCCTCCTGCACCTGGTAGCGCTCGTCGCACTCCGGGCAGTGGAAGCGCTTGGTCTTCGGCTGGCCGGCGCCGCTGATGCTGCCCAGGTACTCGGCGTTGGGGTGCTCGCAGGGCCTGTTGAACAGGCAGCTCTCGGGGTCGATGTCCTCACAGTTGCGGCACGAGTGCGGCGCTGGCAGGGGCACGTCCACGACCCGGGCGCGGTACTCCATGCAGCCGCACGCCGGGTGCGTGCAGTTGCCGTCGGTCGTCTCCGGCCCCTGGTGCCGGAAGCGGCTGTGACTGCAAGCGCAGTTACTGCTCGATGAGGGCTCGGACGGCATCCGATTTCCCGTGGAGCTTGGCATAGCTCCTCCTCTTTCGTTCGCGGGCGCACGTGCGGCACTCCCGGGAGAACTTGCGGTTCTTCGGGTGACGTATCACCCAGTCGTCATGGCCAGCCCGACAGAGAGTCGGGGATGGCCGCCTGGGCCCCGGGCGGCCCTTCGCCCTCATGTCCGCCATGTTCTCGGCGTGTGTACCGACGAAGAGGTGGTCAGGGCGAACGCAGCGAGGGTTGTCGCATCGGTGACAAACGAGAAGATTGCCTGCCGGTCCCACGAACAGCTCGTAGGCGAACCGGTGAGCGAAGACCTTCCTGCCGCCGACGCTGAGTCGGCCGTAGCCCTTCCGGTCCCTTTGTGCCTGCCACTCCCAGCAGCCGGCGCCCATGGAGATCTTGTTGAAGAACGAGCGGACAGGGTCACGAAACTTCTGCATCGATGAGCGCCCTGACTGCACTGGCTCCTCCCTCCTGGTAGATCGAGTTGACGTCCTTGCCCTTCGGGATCGGGGCCTTCCTGGCCTTGGCCTCTCTGGCCAGGAACTTGGAGAACTTCCGCCCGGCGGTGTCGCCGTCGGCGAAGCTGTAGATCACATCGAAGTCCGCCAGGCAGCGGGAGAAGTGGTCTTGCCAGTTCTCCACCCCCGGCACCCCCACGGCGGGGACGCCGCTGACCGATAGCGCGATGGCGTCCAGCTCGCCCTCGGTGATGCCGATGAAGCGCGAGTCCTTCTTCAGGTCCAGGACGTTGTACAGATTGGACTCGTACCCGTCCATGGACAGGTACTTGGGGCAGTAGACGGGCTTCCCCTTCTCGTCGGTGAAGATCACCGTCTTCGAGCAGACGTGATCCTTGAGGCACCGGAATCGCATGTTGACCACGCCGGCGGGCGTCAGGTACGGGATGACCAGACGCCCGCGGTAGCCCTCGTGGCCCACCAGGGGGCGGTTAACGACGCCCAGGCGGAACGTAGCGGCGTCCTGTGGGCTGAAGCCCCGCTTCGCCAGATACGCCTGGGCGCTGGTATCGGCCGCGAGATCGCTCTGGTAGGTCGATGCCGCGCTCTCGAAGAATTGCCGCTGCGCGTTCGTGAGCGTCTGCACGGTCGCAGCCCTCCATGAGCATGATGAGGTTGATGGCGGAGCCCTTGGCACCGCACGAGTGGCAGAAGAAGACGCCCTTCTCGGCGTTGACACGCATCGAGGGGCGTCGGTCCCCGTGGACGGGGCAGCAGACTTGCTCCTCGCCCCAGCGGACGTTGTTCAGCTCCACGTCGTAGTGCTGGAGCACGGGAGCGATGGGGACTAGAAACCCATCTCCTCGGAGAGGAGCAGCACCGCGAGACGGAGATCCATACGAGCCCACAGTTCGGCCCCCTTCTCGCCTTCGTTGTCCCCGGAATCCCAAGGAAGCAGGACGTAGGGTACGTATGCGTCCCACCGAGCCACGTTCTTGTGCGGGCGCTTGACCACGAGCACGCAGGTGTGCGCGCCCGCGTTCTCCATCTCGTTCCAGGTCTCGCGGCACCAGGCCGCGAGCTGCTGCGTGGCAGCCGCCTTGACCTCCACGACCAGGTCGGCAATGCCGGCGACATCGCCCTTGTCCTTGTTGCCGGACAGCGCGCGCCGCTCGGCGGCGGGCCACCAGTTTTGGAGGTAGCGCACCACCTCCCGCTCTGCGGCCGTGCCCTTGGCCTTGGACTTGGTGCTCACAGCACGCCCCTTTCCCGGAGCTTCATGACGACGCTTGCCCGCAGGCAGAGCCGGGCGTGCTCCAGCCCGCCCACCAGGGCGAGAAGGTGGGAGTCGTAGCTTTGCCCGCATGCGGTCTCGTGTGTGGCGCAGTCATGCGCCCAGCGCCAGCGGTTAGTGAGGATGCCCTTGTAGACCTTGACCCGCCTCCAGGGAATCTGGGGCGGGTCGTTGGGGTAGTACGCCGGCAGGTCGTGCGACAGACCGGAGTGGGGTTCATCCATGACGAATCTCCCGAATCTCGATACCCGCATTCCGGGCCAGGTCCACACAACCGGCGGTGCCGTGGCTGTCATGCGGCTTGGGCTTGATGCAGTGGGGCTTGGAGCACGGCTCCAGGAAGGCCAGCACGAGCTGCGCTCCGGCCTTGACCATGCGTTCATTGCGCTCGGGTCCCGCCTTAAGGCCGCGTGCCTCCCAGGCGGCCTTGGTGACCTTGAACGGGTCTTCGTCAACCCGCACGAGCCGAGCAGCTACCTCGAACCACTCGTGTGCCATAGCGTCCGCCCCCGTGGAGCAGGCGCCATGGACGAGCACGAAGGGCCCGAACTCCCGGTAGACGTCGTTCAGCGCGTCCCAGACGGCCGCCTTGTCGCTCCAGCGACGGGAACCGGTGACGATGACCCTCACGCCTCGACCCGCTCTCGCAGCTCCTGGTGGCCGCACTGGCGGCACATGCGGAACTGCATGTCCTCGCGCAGCTCGGGCTCGTAGCCGTCGGCGTAGTCCACCTTCACGTACGCCCAGCGCGACCAGCGATGCCTGATGCGGCACCCCAGCAGGGGTCTGCGGCGCCTCACTCGCCCTCCAGGCGCTTCAGGAGGGCCTTGGCCCTGGCGTGGGGGCATGCGGGCTCGGTGGTGGTCCAGCCGTGCGTCTGGCAACTCCCGTGGTGGTCGTACTCGCACCCGTTCGGGTCGATGAAGTCCCGGATCAAGTCCAGCATCTCCTTCACCGCATCTCCTCCGCCTTCTCGATGAGCGCGGCGTAGCTGTCCGCGTGGGCCTGCGTCTCCCTGATCTGCCGCCCCAAAGCGGCGGCCCGGGGGCTGGTGGCGATGGCGGCGCGCTGCTGCGTGCGCAGGTGCTCGGCGCGGTACTCCAGCGCCGCGTGCTCCATGCGGAGCTTCTTCAGGATGAGGTCAGTCATCGACGGTCACACCCTTCGGGGGCACACCCGCCACCTTGTCCCACGCCAGGAAGTCCACCTGAGCCATGCCGTTTCCCGCGTCGTTCATCGCGGTCGCGGCAGCCAGGGCCAGTGTCGCGTGTACCTGGGCGGCGGGCAGGAGTTGTCCCAGATCCCCGCCGTGCTCGCTGATGGTCTCGCCGAGCGCCAACAGGCGCTCCGCCTCGCGGTAATGCTCGGGACCGGTCATGCCCAGCCATCCTCTCCACCCCAGCTCGCGTACGAGTGCTGGGGTGCGTTCGGTACGTAGTCCCCGACGAAGGACGTCGCAGCGTCCAGCGTCATGGGGATGCGGATGTCGGCGTCCGCGCTCGCCTTGGCGTGCCGGTTCTTCACGCACGCCGCGTGCAGGCCGCCCGTGCCATCGACACCGCAGGTGACGATCACTTCCGGGATGGCGGCGACCTTGCCGTGAATGTCGGAGCGCCGTGGACACGGCCGCTTGGTGCGCTCGGAGTCGGCGCAGTGGTGCACCAGCAGCACGTGCGCCTCCGTCTCGCGGGCCAGCACCTTTGACTGGCGCATGAGGTCTCGCAGGGACCCCCACTCGTCTCCGGTGTCGTGACCGATGTCCGAGGCGATGTCCACCACGATCTGGTGAGGCCAGATGCCTTCGGTCTCGTGGTACGCGTACGCGCTCAGCCAGACGTCGTCCAGGGACGGGTTCGGCATGAACTCCCAGCGCATGAAGTCGTAGCCCGACAGGATGCGCCGGCACTTGTCCGGGTCGGTACGCAGCCAGTCCTCCGTCTCGGAGGTGGGGGTGCGCGTGTTGATGGCCAGCAGCCGGCTGGCGATGGTGTCCTGGTCGCTGTCCGTGGAGAACGCCAAGGTGGGGACCCTCATGTTCACCACGCCGTTCAGCATGATGCGGGTCTTGTGGGAGCCGGGGACCCCGGCGAGCATCGAGACCGACGCTCGCCGGAACCTGATCCCCTGTGCCTCCCAGGACGCAAAAGCGGGGGGCAGGGGCTCCTTGCCCACTGCCCCCCGCGTCACGGAGCGGGAGAGCGTCTGCATCTACACCAGCCACATGAAGATCAGCCACGCCACAGCGA